GTATAAGTGGTGATGATGTTGAAAAATCAATGGAAGATATTGCCGAGGCATATAAGTCTATTTTCTCAACGAAACAAAATATCAGAGAAATGATGAATCTAAATGAAGCGGATTTAACAAGTGTTCTGATAAAAAACCCTATGGGTAGAAAAGTTGCGGATTACATAATACTTGGTATAAAGGCGATATTTTTTCCATTAGCAACTCTAATAGAAGTTGTTGGTGAACAAACTGCGGAAAAGATATTACCAATGGCTTCAAAGGTATCTTCAAAAATTGGTGGTCCAGGACCATTCACATTTCCGATTTTATCATATGTTGTTTTGGAATCTTGGCAAATATGGGCATATGGTATAAACGGAACATTTAGTTTTCAGGCAATAACTGATTTGCTTTCACCGTTTTTAGTGCCTTTTGGTGATGCACTTTCTACCATAGTTAAAATTGCACATGCAATCGTTTTGGCTTGGGCAGTTATTGCAGTTTTACAAAATATAAGATCATTTTTTGATGAAAACTTTGGTAAAGATTCAAATGAATCGTATAAACCAACTGGTAAGTTTAGAATAAAAGACGGAAATCTTTTATATGTAAAAAAATAAAAACTAAAATAATTTTTCATAAAGGGTAACAATCGTTACCCTTTTTTATTTCATATTTGCTATTTATTACAAATGGAAACTCAAATTCAATATATTGACATAATAAAATTGGCGGTATCCAGTATTGCAACACTTCTTGGTGTTTTCTTATCCTGGTTCCTAAAATACAAATACGGTGAATACAAACAAAAAAGAATTGACCGAGAGATTTCTCATTCCAAACTAATCCAAACCATATTAGACCAACTGTTAGAAGAATATAACTGTCAGCGTGCATTTATTCTTCAAAGACACAACGGTGGTAAATACAAAACAGGCAAATCCATGACCAAACTCTCAACATCATTCGAGTCACTCGAAGAAGGTGTTAGCACGGAGTTTAAGCAATACCAAAACTTACCGATGTCACTTTATTCCAACTTTGTAGAAGATGTAATAAATCATAAGGCGGTATATCCTGTTGTAGATAATATAGAGGACTTAATAACTAAAGCATTTTTTTCACAGAGAGGGTCTAAATCAGCGGTAGTATATCCGATAAAAAAAGGTTCGGAATTTATTGCCATTGTAGGTTTTGAATGGACCCATAAGCCAGAAAAATTGGATAATATATTTTCCAAGATTGAGGCAGACGTAAAATCTATGGGAGACACCCTTTCTAAATTATTATAGGAGCCATTATGAGTTCTGAACATAACGAGGAAACAGATAATAGAGAACATTTGTTGAGTGAAGAAGAAAGTTCGAGTCTAAATACATCGGGAATAAAAAAAGGAAGAAAAACTATAAAAAATAAAATACAGTTTCAATTAACATTGAACGAAGAACAAAAGAGAATAAAAGCCGATGCTCTTCGTGATGATATTTCGGTATTTGTTGGTAAAGCTGGTTCGGGAAAAACATTGTTAGCAACACAAATTGCTCTTGAATGTTTTTTTTATCGCGAAGTTGAAAAAATAATAATTACAAGACCAACTGTGTCTAACGAAGATTTGGGATTTCTTCCTGGTAATATAAAAGAAAAAATGGATCCTTGGTTGTCTCCTATACAGGCGAATATGTTTCAACTGTATCATAAAGAAAAAATTGAAAAGTTAATGGTTGAAGATAAAATAGAAATTGCTCCTATTTCATTTCTTCGTGGTAGAACATTTGTAAATGCCTGTGTTATTGTTGATGAATCGCAGAATGTAACAAAGGCACAGATGGAAATGATATTATCTCGTTTAGGTATCAATTCAAAGATGATGCTAACTGGTGATATATCACAGATAGATTTGAAACAGAAAAAAGATTCCGGTCTTCCATATTTATTCAATATGAAAGATAAGATACAAGGATTGGGGGTTTATGAATTAAAAACAAATCACCGTCATCCTATTGTTGATGATATATTAAAGTATTTTGAAGAAACAAAATCCGAGAGATAAATGACCGAAATTCCTATTTGGCCTGGTAGTTCAAGTTTTACAACTGGAAGCACACCGTTTGGAACATTTGATAATGATGTTGATTTTCAAACAGAAGCCGATCCTTTTGCTGATTGGTGTGCTAAAAGATTGGGTTATCCACTTGTGGATGTAGAATTACAAGATGTTAATTTTTATACTTGTTTTGAAGAAGCAGTTTATGAGTATTCATATCACGTTAATCAATTTAACATACAACAAAATCTTTTAAGTTTAATGGGTTCATCAACTGATTCAAATGTTACACAAAGAAATATATCTACCAATATGGGTGGTATGATACAACTTGCAACAGAATATGGTAGTGAAACTTTTACAAATGGAAACGTTGCTTTTTATTCATCATCTATTGACATAAAAACAGGACAACAGAAATACAATTTAGATGCATTGATTCGTAATGTAAAAACTCCAACCGGCTCCATTGAGATAAAAAGAGTTCATCATTATTCTCCACCAGCTTCAATGAGATTTTATGATCCATATTTAGGTAATCAGGCAATGCTTGATACATTTGGATTTGGTGCATATTCTACCGGTGTATCATTTATGTTGATGCCGATGTATGCCGATTTACTTCGTGTTCAAGCGATTGAATTTAATGACATGATGCGTAAATCTGCATTTACATTTGAACTGATAAACAATGAACTTCGTATATTTCCAGTTCCAACAAAGGATTACAAACTATGGATTGAATATATTGTAAAAGAAGAAAGGAGTAATCCACTAAAATATCCAAACGGACAAGTTTCAGATATGTCAAATGCTCCTTATGATTTTATGACATATTCACAAATAAATTCGGTTGGTAAAAGTTGGATATATTCATTCGGACTTGCATTGACAAAAGAAATGCTAGGTTATGTCAGAGGTAAATACGGAAGTATACCTATTCCAAACGGTGAAACAACGTTGAATGCATCTGATTTATTGAGTGCAGCTGGAACAGAAAAACAGACATTGGTTGATCAATTAAGAACCATGTTAGATACAATGACCCGATCAAAATTATTAGAGGCAAAAAGATTGGAAACAGAGGCACTTGCTGCTAGTCTAAACGGAACACCTTTAGCAATTTACATAGGATAATAAAATGCCATTATTTCACGGACAAAGAGATGCCGGACTTGTTCACAGATTTAATATGGAACTGATAGCTGATATAATAGATACAGAAGTTGCTGTCTATAAACTTTCCATTGAAAATACAAAAACAAATTTGTATAACGAATCGGATAAAAAAGTATATCATAGTCCTGTTAAAATACCCGCATTGATAGATTATCAAGCACAAACTTATGAGGGAACTGAATTTGGTCAAGATTTCCAACAAGCTGCTACATTTGCATTTATACGAGAATTTTTGAAAGATGTTGAAATTTTCATCGAAGTTGGTGACGTTGTAGAATACAATGGAGAATGGTGGGAAATAGATGGTGTTCAAGAAAATCAGTTTTTCGGTGGTAAAAATCCAGATTATTCTTTTGCTACTGAAAGATGGGGGCACAATGTTTCCATAGTTGCAACATCTCACTTAACAAGACGTTCAAGAATACACATCGAAGAATTTAGACCGGCAATAACAACAGATCACAATGATATTCCGAGTAACATATAATGTTTAATTCTGCAAAATATAGAAAACCGCCAATAAGAAGAACTCGTGATTCTTTTATTGACGATGTTCGATCAGAACAAAATCAAAGACAAGATTTAGGTAAAGGGCGGTCATTGCAAACTCGTAGAGATAAAGATAAAACTCGTAGTGTTTCGATTACACTTTACGATATAGATTTTTCTGTTAAGTCGTTTATTGATCAAAAAATGATGCTTCGTGTAGAAGATAACGGTGAATCTATTGTTGTTCCTGTTATTTATGCAAATTCCGAAAAATGGGCATCAATACAAAAAGACGGTTTCTTAAAAGATAAGAAAGGCAAAACGATAATACCATTGATAACATTCAGAAGATCTGCAGTTTCTATAAAGCCAGAAATGCGTAGAAACAAAGTTGCATCAACAAAACAACTTTACTATGTTATGCAACATAGATACAATAGAATGACTCCATATGACAAATTTACTACTCAATACGAAAGAAAACCATCGTATGAGTATTATCTAACTCCTATGCCCGATTTTGTTGATGTTACTTATGATTTTATAGTTTGGTGTGAATATCAAAATCAGTTAAACCATATTCTTGAACAATTTGTTCATTTCAATGGCCAGGCATTTGGTGATAAGAATTACTATAAGTTCTCAACATATATGGATTCAATGACTATTGAGGACAACAACACAACTGGTCAAGACCGCGTAGTTCGTTCTTCTTTTCAATTAACTGTTCATGGATATTTGATACCAAAGGATGTTGGTGCAGATACAACAACAAAACGAGTTATTAGTGCTAATAAAATAAGATTTGTTTCTGAAATGTTCGGTGACATTAACTCGATGATGAATCCAGATAATGTAAATTACTATGGAACTACTAATGATTTGAATGCTAGATTGAGAGGTGCAGGTCAAGCTGGTGCAGATAGGGGTAGATTCGGAAATGGTAACGATGATGGATCTGATTCACTTGCTGAATTTAGACGCCGGGTTGCTCAAATGGTGGATATATCACTATCTAGATCTGCAGATGTTTATACATTTGAAATAGATGAAACTGATTAAAAACACATTTAGAGATTTTACAAGCATATTTATATGAGTTATATTTTACAATTTTAAGTGAGGTTTTATATGGCAGAGAATGCTGAAAACACAGTTGTTGAAAAGGAATTTGAACAGGAAGATATTGATACTGTCAAATCATTACAATCCGGTTATGCAAGAACTACTGCACAAATTGGACAAGTGGAAATAGAATTACATTTGTTGAATAAAAGATTAGATCAAATGAAAAATTTAAGAGAACGCTTGTTTAATGAATATACTGAGTTACAAACAAAAGAAAGCGACTTGGTAAAAACACTAAATGAAAAATATGGCGATGGTGTTTTAGATCTAGATTCTGGTAAATTTATTGCATCTAAATCATAATTTTGATTTTTTTGCTTTATATTTATATGAAGAATTTGATTCATTCTATAATTTTATGGAGATAATAAGTGGCTAATGAAAGAATTGTAAGTCCTGGAGTGTTTACCAATGAAATGGATCTTTCGTTCCTCCCACAAGGAATTGGAAACATTGGTGCTGCTCTACTTGGACCAACGCTTAAAGGACCGGCTTTTGTGCCTACATTGGTGAATAGTTTTGGTGATTTTGTTACTCATTTCGGTAATACATATGAACAATCATACTTACCATATACAGCGAAAAACTATCTTAACAATGCGGGTAGTGCAACAATAGTTCGTGTTCTTGGATCTGGTGGTTACTCTCTTAAACATCCAGTTGCAATAGTTGCTACTGGTTCTTGGGGTAAATCACTTATTTCATTTTTACATCCAACATTTGTTGTAACAACACCTGATGCAACATCTTTGTTTGAAAAAACAATAGTATCATCAAACAATAGTGGTAGTTTTGTTATTGCATTGTCAGGTTCATTCACAACAGATCAATCTGCATTTACAAATGCTGTTGATCAAAATGGAAGTACATTTAGTGCATCAATAAATCCGGAATCTACTGCATATATTGGAGATTTATACGGCTATAATCCTTATGGAACAAATGCCGTTTACAACTATGTAAACTTTAAGAAACAGGCATCCGCTTCACTTGCTTTAGATGCTGCAACAACAATTATGATTGAAACCGGCTCTGCAGGTTCTCCTTGGGACTTTACAACTGATTATTTGGCGGCTTCTACTCCTTGGATAACATCACAAAGAATTGGTGATAGAACAACTGATTTGTTTAAGTTCCACACTATTTCTCATGGTGTTCATTCTAATTATGAAGTAAAAGTTGGTATTGCAAACATTCGTCCTGCAGGAACAATCGCAGGTTCTGAATACGGTGATTTTGATGTTATTGTTAGATTTGTTGATCAATCTAAACTTCCACAAACACCATTCACATATGAAGATGAAGATTTGCGTCCAAATGTAATTGAATCATTTAAGTGTAATCTTGATCCAAATTCACCAAAATTTATTTCAAGAGTTGTTGGTGATAGATTCATAACAATTACCGATGAAGGTAAAGTTGTTGTTAATGGTGATTATTCTAATAAATCAAAATATATTCGTGTTGAAACAACGGAGGCAGTAACAAACGGTGGTGTGTCTCCAAACTTGGTTCCATTCGGATTCCGTGCTTTATATTCACCAATTCCAACACAATTTACTCAACCATCTGCTGCTACATATGTTGTAGACCAAACAGCCGGTGGTGCATATAACAGACGAGTATATTGGGGATTCAGCTATGACTTTACAAATACTGATAACTTTAATTACTTGCGTCCACTTCCCATAACAGATAATGCTACAACTGGAAGTAATGTAGATTTCTATTTGGGTAATTATCAACAAAATCCTGGTGCGAGTTTTCCATCAAGTGCTGTTGCTTATAGTTCATCCATCGACTTAACTACAAATACTGCACTTGATTCTCGTAAATTTATTGTGCCACTTCAAGGTGGGTTTGATGGTCATAAGCCAAATCTTCAAAAGAAATTGGGAACATATATTGAAGCCGGAAATACACAAGGATTTGATATATCAAATTCAAATGCAGACGGATATACTTCTTACAAGAAAGCGGTTGATACCATTTCAAATGCAGATGAATTTGATATTAACATGATAGTAACACCCGGTGTTCTTCATTCATTACACTCTGCGATAACAAATTATACAAAAGATATGTGTGAGGACAGAGGTGATGCTTTTTATGTGATGGATTCAGTCGGCTATAATGATAATATCTCAACTGCTGTTGCAACAACAGAAGGATTTGATAGTAACTATACTGCTACTTATTATCCTTGGGTTAAGATTCTTGATTTTGACAGAAACAAACCGATTTGGGTTCCCCCATCTGTTGTTCTTCCTGGTGTCATTGCATTCAATGATCGTGTTGCTGCAGAATGGTTTGCTCCTGCTGGTTTGAATCGTGGTGGTTTGACAGAGGTAGTTGAAGTTAAATCTCGTTTGACTCATGCTGAACGCGATACACTTTATGAGGCACGAATCAATCCTATTGCAGTGTTCCCATCAACAGGAGTTTGTGTTTGGGGTCAAAAAACATTGCAAGGTCGCCCATCTGCTCTTGACCGTATAACTGTTCGCCGTCTCTTGATTGCTGCTAAGAAATTCATTGCTTCTTCCACAAGATACCTTGTGTTTGAACAAAACACTTCACAAACACGCTCAAGATTCTTGAACATTGTAACACCATACTTGGAATCAATTCAACAACGTCAAGGTTTGTATGCTTTCCGTGTTATCATGGATGAAAGTAATAACACTCCTGATATTATTGACCGCAACATCTTATACGGCCAGTTGTTCTTACAACCAGCCAAGACTGCTGAATTTGTCATACTTGACTTTAATATCCAGTCTACTGGTGCTGCTTTCCCTGGTGCTTAATTGATATGAGTGGGGAGTTGAAATATACTCCCCATATTTTTTTCAAAGTTGTATATTTATCTAGGAAGATATTTTTAATTTGGAGATATAAATGGCTGAATTACTCGATCCCAATGAAATTTTTTTCACACCGTTTGAGCCAAAATTACAGAATCGCTTTATCATGTATATTGAAGGCGTTCCTGCATATTTGGTAAAAGGTGCTGGTAGACCAAACATTAGTTTCAATCCAATCACACTTGACCACATC